GCACCCCCCACACCTCTTGCATTTTTTAAAATCGGTGTTATACTCGGCGCCAATGAAACGCACCCCCTATACTTTTTTGGAGCCTCGTTTCCTCCATGACACTATCTATTACGCCAGATAGCGCCCACCCTTTGCCTGATTCCTATGATGATCAGGTAGCTTCTTCGTTTTCGGAGAATGCTAGGGTTGCCGCATCAACCGCCGCTTTACTTTCTGAACTCGGTATGCCGTTTGAGATGACGGAGGAAGACGAGAAGAAGGCACAAGCATTGTTCCGATCTGTCGATACAACCAAAAAAACTCAGAACAATCCACCACAGTTATACGAAAGCCCAGTCGCAATAAGGCTCTCGGCGCTGCTAAGTGAGTACGACAAGGCCATTGTGGCTGATGCCGCCCAAGCCAGAACCTACATATTAAATAAGCTGCTGGATATTTCGGCCTGTGGGGACACCAAACACGAACTGCGGGCCTTAGAACTTATTGGGAAGATGTCGGATATTGGTGCGTTTACTGAAAAATCGGAAATAACCATCACCCATAAGACATCTGGAGACCTCCGTAAGGCTATTGAGGACAAACTGAAGCGGCTACTGCTATCAAATACACAGGACGTTGAGGATGCAAGGCCAAGCGCCGAAGAAGAACTGGGTTTAATTGAGGTCGAGGCGCATGAGATAGACGGGGATGGCGGTGCAGATAAGCCAGAATGAGGTCAAATCCCTTCTAAATAACCTCGGCTCTATACCCGAGGCAGATTTACGGCGTCTTTTAGAGGATCTAGACAGGCTGGAGGTCATAAAAGACCGCGAGGACGCCTCTACTAACTTCATGCATTTTGTAAAAAAGGTCTGGCCTCACTTTATTGAGGGGGCGCACCACAAGCGGATGGCACGGGCGTTCGAGCGGGTGGCTAGGGGGGAACTAAAGCGCCTAATTATTAACATGCCACCCCGGCACACTAAGTCTGAGTTTGCCTCGTATCTGCTTCCAGCTTGGTTTTTGGGCAACTATCCGGGTAAAAAGGTGATCCAGACCAGCCACACGGCAGAACTAGCCGTTGGATTTGGTAGAAAGGTACGAAATCTTGTCGATCAAGACGTCTATACAACGGTATTTCCGGGAGTTGGGCTACAGGCGGACTCTAAGGCTGCTGGGCGGTGGGCGACTAACGCCGGTGGAGACTATTTTGCTATCGGTGTGGGGGGCGCTGTCACGGGTAAAGGTGCGGATCTCCTCATTATTGATGACCCTCACTCGGAACAAGAAGCCGCCCTCGCAGAAATAAACCCCGATATCTACGACAAGACCTACGAGTGGTACACATCAGGCCCACGGCAGCGTCTCCAGCCGGGTGGAAGCATCGTTATAGTGATGACGAGGTGGTCAAAACGCGATTTGACGGGTCAAGTACTCAAAAGCGCCGCTCAAAGGGGTGGGGAAGAGTGGGAAGTCATAGAATTTCCAGCCCTTTTGCCATCTGGGAACCCACTTTGGCCTGAGTTTTGGTCGCTAAAAGAACTAGCTGCCTTAAAAGAGGAACTTCCCAACAGTAAATGGCAGGCGCAGTACCAGCAAAACCCTGTTTCAGAGAGTTCAGCCATAGTTAAGCGGGAGTGGTGGCAGATTTGGGAAAAAGATGACCCGCCGAATTGTGATTTTACTTTGATGGCATGGGATACAGCCTTCGAGAAGAGCCAGCGCTCCGACTACAGCGCCCTGACCACTTGGGGAGTGTTCTACCACCCAGACGACACTGGGATTTCACAGGCAAACATCATACTTTTGAATGCATTTAGGGATCGGATGGAGTTCCCAAGGCTAAAACAAGAGGCGATTGATCAATATAAAGAGTGGGATCCAGACTCAGTGATCATAGAGAAAAAAGCCTCTGGAGCGCCCCTGATTTACGAGATGCGGGCTATGGGCATACCAGTGCAGGAATTCACGCCAAGCAAGGGTAACGACAAGATTAGTCGCCTAAACGCCGTGTCAGACCTATTTGCCTCTGGTAGAGTCTGGGCACCGAACACTCAGTGGGCGGAAGAAGTTATAGATGAGGTTGCATCTTTTCCCGCTGGCGAGCATGATGACTACGTTGACTCTGTATCTCTTGCGTTGATGAGATTCCGCAAGGGCGGATATTTACGCACTAATTTAGATGAGCCTGAAGAAATTCCGCAATTTAAAAGGCGCTTCGAAGGCTATTACTAAGGATAAAACATGGCAATTGATAAAGCATTAGGGCAAGCCCCGCTAGGATTAGATCTTGAGCAGATGATGGACGAGCCTGCTATTGAGATAGAAATCGAAGATCCAGAGGCTGTACGTATTGGGATTGACGGCAAACCCATACTAGAGATTGAGGAAGTAGAAGCAGAAGATGACTTCAACGCTAACCTTGCTGAAGAGATGGAAGATGATGCGTTAACAGAGTTATGCGGTGATTTAATTGGCGAGTTTGAGGAAGATCTATCAAGCCGCAAAGACTGGATGCAGACATATGTAGATGGCTTAGAGTTGCTGGGTCTAAAGATTGAAGACCGGACAGAACCTTGGCCCGGAGCCTGTGGTGTCTATCACCCACTATTAAGTGAGGCTCTCGTTAAGTTCCAAGCTGAGACAATCATGGAGACCTTCCCAGCGCAAGGGCCGGTCAAGACTCAGATCATTGGCAAAGAGACTCCAGAGAAAAAAGAAGCAGCTATTCGTGTCAAAGATGACATGAACTATCAGTTAACCGAGGTTATGGCTGAGTACCGACCCGAGCATGAGCGGATGCTGTGGGGCTTGGGGTTAGCAGGTAATGCGTTCAAGAAGGTCTATTACGACCCATCGCTTGAGCGTCAGGTGTCGTTATTTGTGCCCGCCGAGGATGTCGTCGTGCCGTATGGGGCGTCTAATATCCAGACCTCTCAGCGTGTCACACATGTGATGCGCAAGACAGAGAATGAGTTGCGTAGGCTACAGGTAGCAGGCTTTTATCGTGATATAGACCTTGGTGATCCAGTTGATTCATTTGATGAGGTTGAGAAGAAGATCGCTGAGAAGATGGGCTTTCGTGCCTCATCCGATGATCGGTACAAGATCCTTGAGATGCATGTTGACATTGACCTCCCCGGCTACGAGGACAAAGACGAGGATGGGGAGCCGACGGGCATTGCGTTGCCTTACGTTGTTACTATCGAAAAAGGCACGCAAAACGTTTTAGCAATTCGACACAACTGGAACCCTGATGATGAACTTAAACAAAAACGCAATCATTTTGTCCATTACTCATACATCCCGGGATTTGGCTTCTATGCTTTTGGTCTTATCCATCTCATTGGCGCTTTTGCTAAGTCTGGTACTTCTATCATTCGCCAACTTGTTGACGCTGGTACTCTCTCGAATCTCCCCGGAGGATTCAAAACTAAAGGTCTTCGGGTTAAGGGAGATGACACGCCAATCGCTCCGGCGGAATTCCGAGATGTAGACGTAGCCTCCGGCACTATTAAAGACAACATTATGACGCTCCCATACAAGGAGCCGAGTCAGGTGTTGTATACCCTCTTGGGCACCATCGTTGAAGAAGGTCGTAGGTTTGCTAGTGCAGCAGATCTGAAGGTATCCGACATGAGTGCCCAGTCTCCTGTTGGTACAACGCTGGCTATATTAGAGCGCACGCTTAAGGTGATGAGTGCTGTTCAGGCACGGATTCACTACAGCATGAAGCAGGAGTTCAAACTCCTTAAGACCATCATTCGTGACTACACCCCAGAAGAGTATGCATACGAGCCAGTAGAAGGGCCACCACGGGCTAAACAGTCTGATTATGACGACGTGGACGTGATCCCGGTCAGTGACCCAAATGCGGCAACCATGTCGCAGAAGGTTGTTCAGTATCAAGCAGTCATGCAATTGGCTCAGGGAGCACCGCAACTCTACGACCTTCCATACTTACACCGGCAGATGCTTGAGGTCTTAGGCATTAAGAACGCTGCTAAATTAGTTCCGATGCAAGACGATCAGAAGCCTCGAGATCCAGTTTCAGAAAATATGGATGTGATCAAAGGCAAGCCGCTCAAGGCTTTTGCTTATCAAGATCATCAAGCCCATATTACAACCCACCAGACATTTATGCAGGATCCATTGACTGCACAGATGATTGGTCAAAATCCAATGGCACAACAGATGATGGGAGCACTACAAGCCCACATTGCTGAACACTTTGGATACATGTATCGCAATCAAATTGAGCAACAAGTTGGAGCACCAATACCGACGTTTGAGGATGAGGATAAGCCGATTCCAGAGGACGTTGAGTTTGCCTTATCTCGTCTGGTGGCTCAAGCATCTCAACAACTGCTTCAGCAGAACCAAGCCGCCGCTGCACAACAGCAGGCTCAGGCTCAGTCACAGGATCCAATTATCCAGATGCAGATGCAGGAACTTCAGATTAAGGGCCAAGATCTCCAGCGTAAAACGCTTAAAGATCAGACAGACGCCAAACTTAAAGCACAGCAGCAAGAGATTGAGCGGCGACGCATTGAGTCACAAGAGAAAATTGCTCAGGCCAATGTGATGGTCAAAGCCGCTTCTGAAGATGAGAAGCTAAATGTTAAAAAATCTGATGCCCTAATCAAAGCTGTGGCGGAGGATGAAAGAATTAGGCTGGAGAGGGACAAAGAACTTCTCCGGCTTCGTAGTAGGCCACAACCTTCCAAAAAAGGAGAGTAAATGAGTAACGACATTCTCAAGTATCTTTCAGACAAGATACGAGAGGAAATGAAGGTGATTGAAAACGACACGGTTTTAGGCCATGCAAAAGACTTTGGGGACTACAAGTACGCTTGTGGGATCTATCGTGGCTTACTGATCGCAAATAATATTCTTATGGAAACAGCAGAAAGGATGGAAAAAGACGATGACTGAACTTGCCATCGCTACAGAAGAAGGTGAAGTAAGTACTCTGCCAGATACAGACGAACGCAAAGCCAAGCAGTTACCGGATCCTTCGGGATACCGCATTTTATGTGGAATTCCTAACATTGAGGAGCAGTACGAAAGCGGGATTATTAAATCTTATGACACGCTGGCGCACGAAGAACTGCTAACTACAGTCCTTTTTGTCGTGAAGATGGGGTTGGATTGTTATAAGGACTCCACAAGGTTCCCATCAGGGCCTTGGTGTAAGGTAGGGGATTTTATTCTCGTGCGCCCCCACGCAGGTACGCGACTCAAGATTCATGGTCGTGAGTTCCGCATCATCAACGACGATTCTGTCGAGGGAGTAGTTGAAGACCCCCGTGGAATCAGCCGCAAATAGGAGTAAGACATGCCATTACCAAAAGAAGCAGAAGGAAAGCCCGAATTTGAGTTTGAGATAGAGGGTGAAGATCAGGGTAAACCCGTAGAAAATGAAGTAGCAGCTAAGGGAAAACCCGAAGTTGATATAGAAATTCAGGACGATACGCCCGAGGAAGACCGAGGCAGGACACCACTTCCCAAGGAAATTGTCGAAGAATTAGAGGCAGATGAGCTAGAGGAATATTCCGACAAAGTAAAAACTCGTCTAAAGCAGATGAAAAAGGTCTGGCATGACGAGCGCCGGGCCAAGGAAGCCGCTTTCCGTGAGCAGCAGGAGGCTCTAACCGTTGCCCAGCGGGCGATTGAAGAGAATAAACGCTTGAAATCTAGGCTGACTGAGGGGGAGAAATCCTTCATTGATACGGCCAAAAGCGCGGCTGAACTTGAGATGGAGATGGCTAAACGAGCCTATAAAGAGGCTTATGAGTCTGGAGATTCGGACAAAGTAGTGGATGCGCAGGAGCAACTAGCTGCCGTCAACTACAAACTCCAGCAGATAAAAAATTACAAACCCTCTTTACAAAATCAAGAAATTGCTGTAAATAGTCCCCAAGAGCAAGTCCAAGTCCCTAAACCGGATCCAAAAGCGAGTTCGTGGCAAGAGCGAAATCCTTGGTTCGGTACAGACAGACTGATGACTAGTTTGGCATTAGGGCTGCATGAAGACTTGGTCGCCCAACACGGTCAGGCGTATGCAACGACTGACGAGTATTACCAACGTATTGACAAAACAATACGTGACAAATTTCCCGAGAATTTCGGGGACGAGATTAAAACGACTAACGGGGGCGGCAAGCCCGTTACGCGCACCGAACGACCTGCCACAGTAGTTGCTCCGGCATCGCGTAGCACATCCTCCAAAAAGATAGTGCTTAAGCAGTCGCAGTTAATGATTGCGAAAAAATTGGGTTTAACACCTGAGCAATATGCTCGGGAATTTGCGAAGACACAGGAGAACTAACATGGCAGAAAATAGACTTGCACGCGAACTTGAAAATCGATCAACCGTAGAGCGCCCCAAGGCTTGGGCACCCGCTTCAGCATTACCGGAGCCGGATAAACAGCCGGGATATGCATACCGTTGGATTCGAGTTGCCTCGCAAGGGCAGGCCGACCCCAAGAACACATCTTCGAAGATGCGTGAAGGGTGGGAACCTGTTCGGATTGAAGAGCAACCTAAGTTCCAGATGTTAACTGACCCCAATAGTCGATTTAAGGACAATATTGAGGTCGCCGGACTGTTACTCTGCAAGATCCCTGTTGAGTTTATGGATCAGCGTAAGCAGTACTACGCCAAAGCCACTAGAGACAACATGGAAGCCGTAGATAACACGTTTATGAGAGAGAATGACCCGAGGATGCCGCTCTTTAAAGAGCGTTCTTCTAAAACGTCATTCGGTAAAGGTAAATAAACTTTTAACGAGGTTAAAAAATGGCATATCCCACCGTATCAGGCCCTTACGGGCTTATCCCGATCAATTTGATCGGCGGTCAGGTGTTTGCTGGTGCAACCCGTCAGATTCCCATTGGTTCCGGTGAGACAACCGCTATTTTCTTTGGCGACGTTGTTAACTTGAATACTGATGGTAATGTGACGAAGTTAACCACCACGGACTCTGGCTCTGCTGTTGGCGTGTTTCTGGGTGTAACTTACACAGATCCTACCTACGGCCCCACCTATCGTCAGTATTACTCCGGCGGTTTGACAAACTCCACGATGCTTGCATATGTGCAAGATGATCCGGATGCTTTGTTTAAAGTCGCAGTATGTGCTACTGGCACTACCACCATCAGTTACTTAAACCGTACTGATGTCAACCGTAACGCTGCTTTGGTGCAGAACTCTGGTAATACAACCACAGGTGATTCTCGTGTTGCAGTGAACAACGCTACAAACACGACTACCACTCTGCCTGTTCGTATTATCGACACCGTGCCTGAGACAGCAATTGCTGGCTATCCCGGTTCTTACACGGAAGTGATCGTGAAGTGGAACTTTGGTGTGCACCGGTATTACAACGCCACTGGCGTATAAGGAGCATATTAAATGGCTATTTCCCGCGCACAACTACTGAAGGAACTCCTCCCGGGACTGAACGCTTTGTTTGGTCTTGAGTATGCTCGCTACGGCGAAGAGCATAAAGAGATTTTCGAAACCGAAACCTCTGAGCGTTCCTTCGAAGAAGAAACCAAACTGTCTGGCTTCTCAGCCGCTCCTGTCAAAAACGAAGGTTCTGCCATCGCTTATGACAACGGACAAGAGGCATGGACGGCTCGCTATAACCACGAAACCATTGCTCTTGGCTTCTCGCTGACGGAAGAGGCAATTGAGGACAACCTCTATGACTCCCTGTCCAGCCGGTACACCAAGGCTTTGGCCCGTGCTATGGCTTACACCAAGCAGACTAAGGCTGCTGCAATCTTGAATAACGGCTTCGACTCCAACTATACTGGTGGCGATGGCGTTGAGTTGTTCTCGACTGCTCACCCCCTAGTTTCTGGTGGCACCAACAGCAACGAACCCGCAACTCCTGCTGACCTTTCTGAGACCTCCCTTGAGGCTGCTGTTATTCAGATCGCTGCTTGGACGGACGAGCGTGGCCTGCTGATTGCTGCAAAGCCGCGTAAATTGGTCGTTGCTCCTTCCAACATGTTCGTTGCGACTCGTATTCTTGAGACGGAACTGCGTGTTGCTACGGCTGACAACGACATCAACGCTCTAAAGAGCAATGGTTCGATCCCAGAGGGTTACACAGTTAACCACTTCTTGACCGATCCTGATGCTTGGTTCTTGACAACTGACGTTCCCAATGGTCTGAAGCACTTTGTCCGTACTCCGCTTGCGCAGTCAATGGACGGGGATTTCGACACAGGAAACGTTCGTTACAAGTCCCGCGAGCGTTATTCGTTCGGCTGGTCTGATCCGCTAGGCGTCTTTGGTTCACCGGGCGCTTAATGTTGTAAGAAAGGGGGGTTGCAAAACCCCCCTTTTGTTGTATTCTTCGGGTACTAGGAATTTTTTCACCGGCACAGACTGACCTAGCAGACTTTGTAGAGACTGCGCCGGAATGTGCTACAACACAAAGGAGTTTTAAATGGCTCGTACTACCTTTTCAGGCCCAGTCGCCTCAGACAACGGCTTTATTGGAAACGTGACCGGCAACATCGCTGGTTCAGGAACAATCACACACGCTACTACCGCTGCAATTAATGCAACGGCTACAGCAACAGCGGCTGAAGTCGCTACCGGCTACATTACTTCAACCTCTGCCGCAGCAACAGTAATTACCCTACCTACAGGTACGGCTCTTGGCGCAGCGCTTGGTGCAACGCAAGGGACTGTATTTGATCTATATATCGACAACACAGCAGGTTCAAATGCGGTAACTATTGCCGTAAACACCAACGCTGTTCTATCTACCGCCGCTGTTGATACCGCAGGTTCGTTCGGTGACTTAACCGTTGCGTCAGGTGCAACTGGCCTTGCTCGCTATACGCTTATGTTCTCTAGCGCAACCGCATACGCATTTACACGTACTGCTTAATTAGGAGGGCGCTATGGGTATGCAATATGACGTAAAGTCAGCGCACGCTTCGTCCTCTGGTGTATTGGTTAACTACCGTACTCGCCTCAAAGGTGCGGTGGTTTCTGCTAATGCTTCAGCAGCGGCTAGAAATACTGTGTTTGCTAATAATCTTACGCAGACTGGAACGTATGACATTCCGGGTAGCACCACTTGTACTGTAACTATTTCAAATCACGGTTTAACTACTGGAGATCGTGTTTGGTTAGATTTTACAAGCGGTACTGCGGTAGATAATGTATATACAGTAACTGTTACCGGCACTAATACCTTTACCGTTACAACCGCCTCTTTAACGACTAGCGGTAACGTAACAATGTACGCAGACATTCTTTGTGAGGCTGATTCTTACAACCCAACAGCATTTAATGTGCTGATTCCGGGTGAAGGAATTTTGGCTGAACAAGGTATTTTTGTAGGTTTGGTAGCGAATGTCACGGCAACAATCTTCTACGGATAACCACATAAATGCAAAACGAAAAAGGTTACACGTTAGCAGGCCATAAGATCTTCTTTGGCATCCCTGCTTACGACCACAAGGTTTCTCTCAAACAAGCCATTTCTTTGATGCGGTTTGCTCAACAGGCGCCACAGCATGGGATTGACATTACGGTTGGGAGTATCTGTGGGTGCTCGGTAGTTTCCCGGGCACGTAATCTTTTAGTTCAGGATTTCTTGGAGTCCGATGCTACGGAATTGATGTTCATTGATGCGGACATTAACTTTCAGCCAGAGGACATTGTTCGTTTGATGGCGTGGGTTACGGAAGACAACATTGATATTGCCGCTGGTATCCCATGTGCTAGAAAAGCAGAAAAGACCTACATCGTCACGCTTGATGAGGACGATAAGGGTGTCACCATGAACGGTATGGGGCTGGTACGTGCTAAACGTGTGGCTACCGCTTTTATGATGATTAAACGGAAAGTCATTGAGGATCTGGTTAAAGACAACCCGGAGTGGCATTACTGGGACGAAAGAACCGGGCGCTCAATGTCGGCTATTTTTGACTTTGCCGTAAAAGACAACTCCTACGTAGGTGAGGACTATCTGTTCTGTGACCGCGCCCGTGCGGCAGGCTTCCAAGTTTGGGTAGATCCGACGATCAAGTTGGGCCACATGGGTGTACAAGAGTACGAGGGCGATTACGGAAACGAAGCCTTTTATCCACGGCTTGTTAAAGATCAGAAGGTGTCAAATGGCTAAGACTCCTGCATGGCAACGCAAAGAAGGTAAGAACCCAAAAGGTGGGCTAAACGCGAAGGGGCGGGCATCGTACAACGCTGCTAACCCCGGTAAGCCCGGACTTAAGGCTCCTCAACCCGAAGGCGGCGCACGCAAGAAATCATTCTGTGCTCGGATGACGGGCATGAAAAAGAAATTAACCAGCGCTAAAACCGCTAACGATCCAAACAGCCGTATCAATAAGAGTCTACGGGCGTGGAAGTGCTGATATGGAACAGTTTTTCTTAGTTGGGTGGTCGGCTTTACTAACTGCTTTTGTAGCAGTAGTTGGGTTTATTGCTCGTGAAAAGAACGAGAAGTTAAAAGATCTCGAAGATAAAGTTAACAACGCTAGAGTGGAGGTGGCCCGTGAAAACGCTACTAAAACAGAAATTGCACAACTTGTTGAACACTTTGACACAAGGTTTAACCGCCTTGAAATCAAAATTGATGGCCTTATTTCAAAGGGGTAAATGATGGCAGAGAAGTCAGACCGCACAAAGATGATTGAAGAGTCTAAGGTAGACCCCGATGAAGATATTATGACTCGGGGCGTTCGTGGTGCTATGCGTGGTATAGCGCTAGGCGCGAGTAAAGCCGGAGACTTTGTTAAACAAGGCGTAGAAGATTTGAAGCGCGGTGCTGAGACCACCGCCGATGACATTCATATGCTATTAGGTACAAAGCGCGGCAAGATGAAAGAAGACTATTTAAACGAAAAATATCCATATCGTTCTGGCGCTCCTGAGAAAAAATCTACGCCCGAGAAGAAGCGGGCCGGTGGCACTGTTGGTTCAGCATCTAAGCGCGCCGACGGTTGCGCAACCAAGGGCAAGACCCGTGGAAGGATGGTGTGAGATGGCTAGAGATTTTGAAGACTACTATCGGGATCAGGAAGCAGCAAACCCTATGACAAAAAAAGAAAAGGCGCAAGATATAGCCAATCGTGAGTATGAAAAACGTATGTTGGATGAAGAGTCCAAACGCCTAAAGGAAGAAAGTAAGCCTGAATTTAAAGCCCGCGTAGAAAGGGCTATTCGTGATCGCGGCCCAATATCTGGTGGCGGTTCTGGTGCGGGTGTAGATATTGAAGGTTTACCCAAGAAATTAAAACCCGGCCCCAAAAACATGAAAAAAGGCGGGATGGTTGGGTCTGCTTCCAAGCGGGCTGATGGCTGCGCTACTAAAGGCAAGACCCGTGGGAAGATGGTCTGATGCCAACCGTATCAGCCAAACAAGAAAGATTTATGCAAGCGGTGGCTAATAACCCAAAGTTTGCAAAAAAGGTGGGCGTACCAACGTCCGTAGGTCGTGAATTTACGAAAGGAAAAGACATGAAAAAGATGAAGAAAATGGCTGCTGGCGGTATGCCTATGGGGTCAGACGGCAAACCTACTTTTGTAGGTGATGGCAAGGGCAAAATGAGATCTGGTGGTCTTGCTGGCGGTCACAAGCAAGCCGACGGTGTTGCTAAAAAAGGCAAGACTAAGGGTAAGGCAGTAAAAATGGCTTACGGCGGTAAGTGCTAAATGCGTGCTAGCCGTGGGATGGGGATAATGAACCCCTCTAAAATGCCGAAGGCCAAGACGATCACCCGCAAGGATGATCCGAATAAGGTCAAGATGTATGCCAAGGGCGGTGAGTCCAAGGTAAACGAGGCTGGTAATTACACCAAACCCGGTATGCGTAAAGCATTGTTCAACAAGATTAAGGCTGGCGGTAAAGGCGGTGCTCCGGGTCAATGGAGCGCCCGTAAGGCACAAATGCTGGCTATGCAGTATAAGAAATCTGGTGGTGGGTACAAGTGAAGTGGTCGGACAAGCGTAAAAAGTC